GAACAAAGTAAGATTCAATTACTTGAGGCTAACGATGGAAAGGATTTATTTATGTCTGGGTTATTCATTCAAGGCGATGTTAAAAATCAAAATGGAAGAGTATATCCTAAAGACGAGATACAACGTGCTGTTGAGAACGTTACAGAAAGATTGCGAGGTGGAGAGACTGTGATGGGTGAATTAGATCACCCTGAAGAGTTACAAATTAACCTGGACAGAGTTAGTCATATCATTACAGAAATGCATTGCGATGGCGCTGATGGATCAGGAAAATTGAAAATTATCGATACACCGATGGGAAATATTGCAAGAGCTTTATTAAAAGCTGGCGCAAAGTTAGGAGTAAGTAGTAGAGGAAGTGGTAATGTTAATGAATCAGGTCGTGTGTCTGATTTTGATATCATTACTATTGATATTGTTGCTCAACCATCGGCGCCCGATGCTTACCCAAAGACCATTTATGAGTCTTTGTTTAATATGGAAGGCGGTAGCATGTTACATGAAATCGCTAAAGACTATACACACGGAAACACTGGTGCTAAAAAGCACCTAACTAAACAGATCGTTAATTTTATTAACGAGTTAAAATTGAGGTAGGAGACTACTATGGCAGTAAATTTTGAAGACCTGATCGAGTCTAGTGATATTAACGAAGAAGTTCGTATAAGTATCGTTGAGGCCTGGGAAAGTCGTCTTGCCGAAGCCAAAGAACAACTTACAGCAGAATTAAGAGAAGAGTTTGCTCAAAGATATGAGCATGACAAAGGTCTTATTGTTGAAGCAGTTGACGGTTTTATTCATCAGCGTATTGAAGCAGAGATTGCCGAAATTGCTGAAGATAAAAAAGCCGTTGCTGGAGAAAGAGTTGCTTATAAAAAGGCTATCAGTGAACATAGCACAAAGCTAACCAAGTTTGTTACTGAACAATTAGTAAAAGAGATTAAAGAGTTAAGAGCTGAACGCTCTAACGTTGCAGAACATGTAACTAAACTCGACGATTTTGTTGTTGAACAGTTGGCTGGAGAACTTAAAGAATTCCATTCAGACAAACAGGACTTAGTTGAACAGAAAGTGAAAATGGTAAGAGAAGGCAAAAAACAACTTGCTGAATCAAAAGCAGATTTCATTAAACGTGCCGCTGATACAGTTGAAAAAACAGTAAACGCTATTCTAAAAGAGAACGTTAATAGTTTTAAAGACGACATCACAGCCGCAAGAGAAAACGATTTCGGTCGTAGAATATTTGAATCATTTGCAAATGAATATCGTTCAAGTTACTTGAATGAAACTTCAGCTGTAAGAGATTTACAAAAAGAAATCGCAAATGTTAAGAAAACATTAGAAGAAACTAAAGCTGAAGCAGAGGCTAATGCAGAAGCAAAATTAATAGTTGAATCTAAGTTGAACGTAGCAAACGATTTAATGCATCGTAAAGATACATTAAGTGAGCTACTTAAACCACTTAGCAAGAGCAAAAAAGAATTAATGGTAGATTTACTTGAAAGTGTAAAGACCGAGAACTTAGAGAAGCAATTCAATAAGTATCTCCCATCTGTTTTAGATGGCGAAGTCCCAGCAGTAAAGAGTAGAAAAGCATTGAATGAATCAGTGGTTTCAGAACACACTGGTAATAAAAACGTTCAGCCTTCAGTCGAAGATGAACAGGACGTGGTTGAAATTAACCAAATCCGTAAATTAGCCGGACTTTCAAATTAGGAGATAAAGAAATGGCAGAATTATTTGAGAGCAATTGGTCAGCGACTAAAGACGCACTTTTAGAAGGACTTAACGGTTCTAGAAAGAGCACTTTGGATGTAGTCCTGGAGAACACTAAAAGGTACATTCAGGAATCAGCATCAAGTGGTGCTACACAGGCTGGCAACGTTGCTACATTAAACAAAGTAATGTTACCTCTAATTAGAAGGGTTATGCCTTCTGTTATAGCTAACGAACTCGTGGGTGTACAGCCCATGACAGGCCCAGTTGGGCAAATCCACACACTTAGAACACGTTATGCCGAAGCGGCAACTGGCGTGAACCCAGGTGATGAGGCCCTTAGCCCATTTAAGATTGCTAACGCTTACTCAGGTAATCCAGACGCTACTGCAAGTAGTGAAGGAACACCAGGTAAGAAATTAAGCATCCAAATCTTAAAACAAACAGTTGAAGCAAAAACAAGACGTCTATCAGCAAGATGGACATTTGAAGCGGCACAAGATGCTGAATCAATGCATGGTCTTGATGTTGAAGCTGAAATTATGCAAGCACTTGCACAAGAAATCGTAGTAGAAATTGACCAAGAAATCATTGGTTCACTAAGATCTCTAGCAGGCGCTGGTACTACCTTAGACTTTGCTACAGTAACTGGCACACAGACTTACGTCGGTGACAGACATGCAGTATTGGCTATCGAGATCAATAGAGCGGCGAACAGAATCGCGGCTAGAACAAGACGTGGCGCTGGTAACTACATCGTAGTTAGTCCAGAAGCGTTGACAGTATTACAGTCAGCATCCACTTCAACATTCGCAAGAACAACTGAAGGTTCATTTGAAGCACCTACTAACACTAAACTAGCTGGAGTCCTAAACGGCTCTATCAAAGTTTTTGTTGATAGTTATGCGGCTGATGGAACTAAAGTACTTGTTGGATACAAAGGTTCAAGCGAAACTGACGCACCTGCGTTCTATTGTCCTTACATCCCATTAATGAGCACAGGACCTGTAATGGATCCTAGCACATTTGAACCAGTAGTTTCTTTCATGACCAGATACGGTTACATTGAATTAACTAATACTGCTTCATCTTTGGGTAACGCGGCAGATTACGTTGACGCAATAACATTGTCAAACGTTGCATTCCAGTAAGATTTAATCTTAAGGGTAATAACCAAACTAAAAAGCACACCGCTCGGTGTGCTTTTTTTTGACTTGGATAAAAACCTACAAGAAAGATAAATACAACTAAAGCAATAAATAAATTTGTAGGATTTAGAAACTAATGACAAAACAATCGAATTTTAACCCAGAAACGGATCTTAAAGTAAAAGGTAGTTTATCTGTAGACGAGATTTTAACAGTTACAGGTAACGCAGTAGTAACGGGTTCACTACAAGTTACTGGAGACACTACTTTTCTTTCGGACACAGTAACACTTAACAATGCAAGCGGCTATGTAATTAACGCTGACGCTGACACAGGCACAGCATACTTAGACATGCGTACTAACGTAGCAGACGCTAATGTAAGACTTGAATATACTGGAACAACTAATACCCTACTAGTTAAAAATGATGACGGCTCAGTAACTACATTAGGTGTAACAGGTGATGTTACAGCAAGTGCTACAATTACTGGTGCTACATTTACAGACGGCACAGCGACTATTACAGGCGGTGTAGGCACCGGCTTTACAAGTTTCACTTCAACAGCATTTGTTGGAAACTTAACAGGTGATGTTGCCGGTACAGCAACCACAGCCGACAAACTTACAAATGACAGAACATTATCACTTACAGGTGATGTTGCAGGTAGTATTGCACTAGGACTTAATGCTACAAGTTCAGCACCAAGCATGAGTGTAACCATTCAACCAAATTCAATTGCATTAGGTACAGATACAGCTGGAAACTATGTTGCAACAATTACAGGCGGCACTGGTTTAACATCTGATATAGTTACAGGCGAAAATGTAACGCCAACTATTAGTTTAGATGATACAGCAGTTACTCCAGCAACTTATGGAACAGCAGGATCAACAGGAACATTTACAGTTGATCAACAAGGCAGAATAACAAATGGTGCAACTACTCCAATAGTAATTACAGCATCACAAGTAAACAATTTTGAAACAGCCGCAGAAGCATTGTTTAGTGCTACCGACGCAGGTGGTGACGGATCATTTAGTTATGCAAATGGCGTGTATACATACACTGGCCCAAGTGCAACAGAAGTAAGAGCACATTTAACAGCCGGAACAGCATTAACAGTTACTAACGGTGAATTTGTATTAGATAATACAGCAGTTACAGGTGCAAGTTATGGTAGCGTAACAGCAATACCTACATTTACAGTAGATGCACAAGGCAGATTAACAGCGGCGGCAGATGTAAACATTGCAATACCAAGTACGCAAATAACAGATTTTAATAGTGCAGTAGGCACAAGGGTTGATGCAGAACTAAGCGGTGGAGACGGAGTCACATATACCACTGGTGTTATTGCAGTAGACAATACAGTAATTAGAACAACAGGCAACCAAAGTTTAGCAGGCACTAAAACGTTTACAGGCACAGTAGACTTAACAGGAGCAACTACAACGGTAGCGGCACCTTCAGCTGATACACAGGTATCAACTAAAAAATATGTAGATGACGAAGTTGCGAATATAGTCGGTACTGCCGGAGCAACACTAGATACACTAGGAGAAATTGCAACAGCATTAGGTAACGATGCCGCTCTTAATACAACATTAACAAACGCTATAGCAACAAAACTACCATTAGCAGGCGGAACAATGTCCGGTGCTATTGCTATGGGAACAAACAAAATTACTGGATTAGGCACCCCAACAGCAACCACAGATGCAACAACTAAAACATACGTTGATACTGCAAATGTAAACATGCAGACATACGTTAATACTGCAAACGCGGCACTGAAATCCTATACTGATACTGAAGACGGACTAAGAGTTCGCAGAACAATGAGGATCGAATCACCTTCCATGCATTGGAAAGCATTGAGCGTGGCATCATACACTACTGATACTGATATTAATTTAGAAACAGAAGTAGATGGACTTGACGGTGGCGATCCAGGTGTAAGTTTTACTCCAATATTGACTGGAACTGAACATGCAATTATAACTAAAGGCAGATCTGATTACTCTGGCGGCTCAACACAAATAATAGCCGGCCCGAAAATATTCACTGCAACACTTAGCGTTAAACCTGGAATAGATGTAGACCCATCAGCAAATGCTGATAACCAGGGTGACGGTAGCTTATATTTACACGGCAACGTTTTCCATGATAGTACTACATCTAGAACAGCCGGCGCTTTTGTTGTTGACCAACGATATACTATTAGTAGCTCAGGAACAACAGACTTTACATTAATTGGAGCCGCAGATAGTACCGCTGGCACACACTTTATTGCAACAGGAGCTGGTTCAGGTACAGGAACAGCAATCCATCACAATAAATTTCATGTATCAACTGTAGATACTACATTCTTTAAGCATACAATTGCCACAGGAGAAAGTGGATTATCTATACTTGGCGGTAACATTTTTTATACTACTAAAGCATCAGAGATTATTCCTTACATAGTAAGCGATACTAGTGGAGCAGGATCTATTGGAGCATTTGCTTCTGGCAATGCTACATTACAAGCAAAGAAAATTGGTGTTGACGAAGCACATCGCCAAACATTCGCCAACAGCACAATGTATATTGGTGATAAAAACAATGTATCAACATATACAACAGTTATATATGGTGGAACTGCTTATTCAACTGGTGATAGACCATTAGAAAGATTAACAATTGATGGCGGTGTAGTACTTGGAGCCAGACAGGCAGATGCTGAATTATTAGTTAACGGTACAGTATTTTACGATAACGATAGACTTAAAGTTGTGGAATCCGGCATTATTAAAAACGTAACAACAGCAACAGTAGATACTATTAATTATACAACCGGTGCAGGTAGAGTCGCAATAAATGACTATGTAAGTGGTGATAACTATCTTGTCGCCCTTGCACAAGGCACAGACATAACATTAACTAAAGCAAGTAATGTTGCGGCAAACGTTATTTCTATTAGTGCAAACACATCAAGCATTGTTAATACAGCAAAAAGTTCTTTGAG